GTAAACTTGACAAATCTGTAGACTATACTATATTCTCTAGTATGTGTAGACAGTATGTTAAAGGAAATACTAAACTATATAACGATTATTTGATAAGGGATTTTTAGTGAATGATTTATGATAGATAGAGACAAACTAAATGATTACTTTGGAAATCATTGGAAAAGAGATAAGGAGGGTAATAAAGTGGATAAGGCAACAGTAAACAAGTACTTTGGCAATAATTGGAAACCAGACTACAAGCATTATGAGTATAGTGGTTGGGCGTTGTTGGACAAAGTAGGACCTACAGATACAGTAATTGACATTGGGTGTGGGTTTAATGAATTTAAAGAAAAGTTAGGTGACCGACTATATGGGTTTGACCCTGCTAACGATAAAGCAGACGAGGTAGTTGGTATTGAAGAATTCGAAGCAAATGGTAAACAATGGGATATAGCATTTGTTTTGGGTAGTTTGAACTTTGGAACAGCAGAAGATGTTGAACCACAAGTTGAAAAAGCAGTCAGTCTTGTAAAACCAGGCGGTATGCTGTATTGGAGACAAAATCCAGGTTTAGGCGACCATCCTTGGAAGGGAGTAGAAGAAATTAAGTTCTTTCCGTGGACATTTGACCTCAATTACGAATGGGCTGAAAAATACGGCTGTGATGTACTTGAGTGTAAGTGGGACGCCAAAAGCGACAGAATATACTCGGAATGGAAAAAAAGATAGACAATTAGGTTGACTTTGTTACTGTGATCGTATATTATAGTAACATGATTAAGCGGCCTAAGTATTTTTTCAGAAAAGAAGGGTTCTTTTTTGGAAATGATAAATACTAACGTTAAAGTACAGTTGGAACTGATACTTTATCAAGGCAAAAGTAAAAAACATAAAAGGCAATATAGGAGGCTAACATTATGGCAACACTTGCAGAAATCCGTGCTAGGCTACAAGCACAAGAAACACGCCAATCAGGCGGTAGCAACACAGGCGATAACGCCATCTTCCCCCACTGGAATATTCAAGAAAATGAAACAACCGTTTTAAGGTTTCTACCTGACGGCAATGCTTCAAACACATTCTTTTGGGCAGAACGTCAAATGATTCGTTTACCTTTCCAAGGTATTAAAGGCGAAGTTGACAGTAAACCTACAACTGTACAAGTTCCTTGTATGGAGATGTGGGAACCAACAGGATCATGTCCAATTTTATCAGAAGTACGTCCATGGTTTAAGGATGCTTCGTTGGAAGATCAAGGTCGTAAATATTGGAAAAAGCGTAGTTATGTATTCCAAGGATTTGTAAGAGAAAATCCATTGAATGAAGATACTACTCCTGAAAATCCAATCAGAAGATTTATTATGGGACCTCAACTGTTTAATATTATTAAAGCAAGTTTGATGGATCCAGAAATGGAAGAACTACCAACAGATTATACTGCTGGACTAGACTTCCGTGTAACTAAAACAACCAAAGGTGGATATGCTGATTATTCTACTTCTAAATGGGCAAGAAAAGAAAGTGCTCTAAGTGAAGCAGAAGCAAAAGCAATCGAACAAAATGGTTTGTTTAACCTTAGCGAATTCTTACCTAAGAAACCGTCAGAAACAGAATTGAATATTATCAAGCAGATGTTTGAAGATTCAGTCGACGGCAAGCCTTACGATACTGAGAAATATGGTGCTTATTATCGTCCGGCGGGTGTAAGTGCTCCACAGGGTTCAACAGTTTCAACTCAAACAGCAACACCGTCTCCCGCTCCGGCTTCACAGCCAGTTGCTCAAGAAACTACAGAAACAGCAACCCCAGAGCCTATTCAAACTGAGCAGGCTCCAGTGGCACAGGCCCCAGTCGAAACTACATCACCTAAGAAAGCAGATGATATCTTAGCGATGATTAGAGAAAGACAAAACAAGTAATCTTAGTAAGATAGGGTGTAGCGTAATGCTACACCCGACTTTAATTCAAGGAAGGTAAGTTATGGTAAAACCATTCGATGTAAGTAAATTTAGAAAAGATATAACAAAGTCAATTGATGGATTATCAATTGGTTTTAATGATCCAACAGATTGGATCAGCACAGGAAATTATTGCCTTAATTATTTGATTAGTGGCGATTTCCACAAAGGTGTTCCGCTAGGTAAAGTAACTGTATTTGCTGGAGAATCAGGAGCAGGTAAAAGTTATTTCGCGGCAGGTAACATTGTAAAACACGCTCAGGAGCAAGGTATTTTTGTTGTACTAATTGACTCAGAAAATGCTTTAGATGAAAAATGGCTACAGGCATTAAATGTTAGTACTGATCCTGACAAGTTATTAAAGTTATCAATGAGTATGATTGATGACGTTGCTTTAACTATTAGTAAGTTTATGAAAGATTACAAAGACATGGAGCCTGAAGAAAGGCCAAAAGTGTTGTTTGTAATTGATTCACTAGGTATGTTGTTAACTCCAACAGATGTAGATCAGTTTGATAAAGGTGACATGAAAGGTGACATGGGTAGAAAACCTAAGGCACTTACAGCCCTTGTTCGTAATACTGTTAACATGATTGGTGCTTATAACGTAGGATTAGTAGCAACAAATCACACTTATGCTTCACAAGATATGTTTGACCCAGATGACAAAATTAGTGGCGGTCAAGGTTTCATTTATGCTTCGAGTATTGTTGTAGCAATGAAGAAACTAAAACTAAAAGAAGATGAAGCAGGTAACAAAATCAGTGAAGTACGTGGTATTAGAGCTGGTTGTAAAGTTATGAAAACACGTTACTCTAAACCTTTTGAAGCAGTACAAGTAAAAATTCCTTATGATAGAGGAATGGATCCACATAGTGGTTTGCTTGATATGTTTGAAAAACAAGGTATTATTGTAAAAGACGGAAACAAACTAAAGTATACTCCTTCTTCAGGAGAAGAAATTAAAGAATTCCGTAAAGGATGGACTGGTGAAAAACTAGACATTGTAATGAAAGATATACTTTCTGGAGGTACACTTCTTCACGATGATAATATAAGTAGTGAAGTAGAAGAACAATCAGAAGGTGAATAAAATGAGTAACGAAGCAGATTTTTTAGTTGAGTCTTGGAAAGTATTACAAGAGTATATACCGGAAAAAGACAGACTTAAAGCAGGCGAGCAATGGGTTAAAATTCTACAAGACCTCGGAGCAGGCGAAGAAGTGTTTGACGCTTTATCAGAAGCAGATGACATTTTAGAAGATCTGTGCCGAGAAGCGACAGAAGAAGAACCATTCTACGAAGATGACGACGAAGAAGATGATGAACTCAATGAATACTACGATTAATTGGTACAGTAAAATTGTTCACGATTTGGGTGCTATCCCAGACTTTATTGATTATTATCAAGACGAACTGATAGTAGCAAGACGTGACAGTAGTATTAATGGTAACATTGAAAAAAATCTTAAAGAACTTCCGGCTCAAACGGAAATTAGGTTTAGCCAACTTCAAGAAATTGAGGCTGTGCTAAACCTACTTAACATCAAGTTAAGAAAAATTAGACAAACACACTTTAAAAAATATTTAGAAAGTTATGCTAGAGCATTATCAACAAGAGATGCTGAGAAATATGTCGATGGCGAAGACGAAGTTATTGACTTTGAAACTATCATTAATGAAGTAGCATTACTAAGAAATAAGTGGCTAGGTATTATGAAGGGACTAGAAGCAAAACAGTGGCAACTAGGACACATCACAAGACTTAGAACAGCAGGTATGGAAGATGTCAGTTTATAATCAAGCATTGAAGTTGATACAAGAATATCAAAAAGATCATTGGTTAGAAGTACAAATAGAAGATGTCGAATACAACACTATTAAAACAACACTAAAAGTTTTAATGGACGACTTAGGTCGTATAGTAAACAAATATAACACTGTTAAAAATGCTAGTACGTTAAATGTACTGAAGATGAAATTTCGTAAAGCAAAAGATTATTATGATATATACAAGTATCAATCAATTAAGTCAGGAATAACAAATGGATCTACTATTAAACAACCATCAAACTAGAGGACTTCACAGTCTTAGAATATTAAACGAAATTGAAACTCACAGAGAATTAATGATGAGTGTTAAGAATGTACTTGACATTGATTCTGGAATTGGATTAGATTCTGAATGGTGGGCAACTAGAACTGATTTAGATGATGAGAACCCACAACCGTTGGATATTGATGTTCATGCTATAAGTTATGTAGACGAGATGAAACAAGAAGTTACCAACTTACCTAATGTTGAGTATAATACTGCTCCGTGGAAGTTTTGGGAAGGTCCTATTAAGTCTAAAAAGTTTGACGTAGTTTGGGGACATTGTTTTTTACACAAATATCACGATCCATATGAAGTGTTAAGAGGCATTAATACACTACAAGAAAAAGACGGATTGCTTTGTATTACAGTTCCAAAGATAAACAATTTCTTTTATAACGAACCTGATGTTAGAGTTTATCCTAAAGTTTACACAGATATTAATATTGTTAATTTAATATACGGATTAGCATTAGCAGGATATGACTGTCGCGACGCTTACTTCTTACAAGATAGAAACAGTAATCTATTAAACTTTGTAGGATATAAAGATTCAAATGATACCTATGAACCAAATGAAGTTACTGTTTATGATTTATTAGAGATGGAACGTTTACCAACTAGTATGATTCAACAAATGGAAAAATTTGGTTATATTAGCAATAAGAATTTACTTCTTAGTTGGATGGACGGTACTCTTGTAGACTACTCTTCAATCTAGTCCACGGTATACCTTTAGAAATTTCTTCAATAGTCCACTCAGTGTGACACAGTTTAACTAACCATTCTTCTCTATCAGGCAACTGCTTGTTTAAATTTTGTGGATGAACACTTACAGGATATGTTAAACTATCAGGACCAGTCCATGCTGGAACACCATTGATAGTAGCCTCCATAGCCGGGTTACTACTTTCACTTACAACTAACTTGGCATTCTTTAATGCTTCGTTAAAGTCAAAACTATCATAAGTTCCTTTAACATGATTTGCTGACATATATTTAACTTTATATTTTTTTTCTAAGTCAATTTCTTGAGAGTAGTGTATACTTCTTTGGTGTCTAGGATGATCTCTTAGAAATATAGGAGCGTCTGTAAATCTTTTTATTTCTAAAATTCTATTTTCATAATAATGATCAATGTGTGGCAAATTGATCCACTGTTCGCTTTTTTGATGTTGTCCACAAATAATAATATTCTCTCCACTAGTATTCCAAGGTTTAAGTTCTATGCCTAACTGTTTTGGCCTGGTAACATCTAAATCAGTGTTGTTAGCAAAATTGGCTCGAGCATTAATACCATCAATGCCTACTTTCCATGTGACGTTACGCTTTAATCCACCAACTTCTAAAACAATAATAGGCTTTCCTTGTCTTTTAAATTCGTTCCATATTGATTTATTAGGCGCCATTTTACCATTCCATAGTACGCTCCATATAACAGCCACGTCAGCGTTAATATCGTTATAGGTTACTTGGTGTTGTGTTTTTACAAAATCAATTAAAGCATCAAAAACAGGAACGCCTGCTTTACTAGAATTATTAACAAAAAAACTTACGTTCATAAATTACGTTTCTTCCATTCAATTTCAAACTGTTCATTATAATCATATAATGGAGCACCATTGCCGCCAGCATACCATAGACGTTTAAAGTATCCGTCTGCTGACGCCAACACAGTTTCAGGGGTGGCATCTAGATGTCCCTTTACCATATAGAACAATCTATATGCCTCTTTGAGGTCGGTGTCCATATAGGTATTTACTCAGGTTGTTATCTTCGAGTTGTATTTTCGAATAAATATCATAGAGTAATTCAATATGTTAGTAGGATATAGCACACGTCGAAAAGGAACATCTCTTATTGTTAGAGATTTATGTAAAGGCTCAGGAGGCCTCTATTCCCCTATAGAAGAATTTGATCAGTATGGACTTAATCCTCAAGCCACCTATGCGGCTAGTTTTGGCTTTTTAAGAGGAACACATAAGATCTTTAAAGAAGCAGAAAGACAAGGAAAAAATTATCTACATATAGATCATGCTTATTTCTTAGCAGGACATAATGGAAGTGACAGTTGGTATCGTGTTATGAGAAATAAAATGAATGTCAACATGATCACTAAACGCTTTCCTGCTGATAGGTTTATGACAAAGTTTTACCCACACGTAAAGATTAAGCCTTGGCGTACAAATCCACAAGGACATATATTAGTTTTACCGCCCACACAACCAACAGCATGGTATACACAGAATCAAAGTTGGCTAGATGATACTATGACTTGGTTAAAACACAATACAACAAGACCTGTTGTAGTTAGACACAAACCTCCTGTTACTTGGATTGACAATAACGGCTTTCCCTTACCACCAAGCGACATACAAGAAAATTTAAGAAAACTAAAACCTTTAATTAGACAAACAAGTTTAGAAGATGATTTAAAGAGTGCTTATTGTGTAATAGCATTTAATAGTGGTGCTGTTGTAAGAGCATCACTTGAAGGAGTTCCTGTATTTTGTACTAATTACTGTGCCGCGGCACCTATCAGTTTTAAAATGGACGATATTGAAAGTACTAGAATGCTATCGATTGAGCCTGATAGGCAAGGTTGGTTTAATGCTTTAGCATATCATCAATTCAGCAGAGATGAAATGAAAAACGGCACAGCCTGGAACTTAATTAGAGAACACCAATAATGAAAAAAATAACAGACGAAGAAAAACTTAAATCCGGGAATAATAATTTTGCTGATCCTTGTGGGTGGTTATGGCACAAATATGATAACAACAGGCAAAAGGTTGTTAGTAGAATAAAAATTGGCAAACTAAAATATGAAGTTGTTAAGATGATAGGCCAAGGTAAAGATGGCGAAACTTATCATTGTAACCACAAAGACAATCCTGATGTTATAATAAAAGTATTAACAAACTATGGTCGTAAGTATTGGCATAGGTATCAAACATTTAAACAAAGAGTAACAAAAACAGATTTGAAAAATGATGTAATAGTTAAACAAATGTTACGTTGGCCTATCGATGGAAACAAAGGGCTGGCTTTACGAAAAGGAGATACTGTATTTCCTCCTACAACATATTGGTATAAAGGAGAGCCGTATGAGAACTTTGATCCTATTGAAAATCAATCTGAATGGTTAGGTGGCATAATTGACTTTACAAGACTTCAAGAAGAATTGTTATCAGAAAGAATAGCAATATGGGATTTAGGTTTTAAAAGTGGATTAAATTATATGAAAGACGAAACTGGTAAAACAGTTTGGGTTGATTTTGGAGGTAATGCTTTTGCTGTTCCTAAAGAAGATAGTAGAAATATTTTTAATAGATGGGTAAAATACGAACCTGAAAACGATTACCAACAAAAACCACAATTAGGAGCATTGACTTCTAATATGTTACGTTGGTATTTTCTTTTACATTTAGAATTTCATCATTACAGTGGATGGAATATACATGATTTGAACTTTATTAGCAGTATTGCTAGTGCCCTTCAAACAAGTTCTAGGTTTGAAGACTTTTTAGATCCTAATTACTTTACTTGGCGATTTGATTTGATAAAAAATATCTTACACGAAACAGACGGAATGAGTTGGGATAAACCTAAGACTTGGGAAACAGTTAGAGCAGTTATAGAGAGATACAATGTCGTTAGAGAAAGTTGATTTATTTAATCTAGAAATAGAAGAACCTAGTACAGTACATATAAAAGGGTATCAGTGCTATAGTATTTCACCTGAAAATTTTATACCATATGATAATACTGTGCTTAAAAAAAGAACTTGGACAAGTGTTAAGCATAAGTGGAGTTTATTAGAACCAGTACTAGACAATACAGATGCTAAGTCATACATGGATTTTGGAAGCAATCTGGGTGCTTTAGTTTTAGCATCAGGCCAGAAAGGAATACAGTCTACAGGCGTTGATTATAATGAAGGATACATACATATATGCCGTCTTATACAGCATATAACAGGCGTACAAGCGGATTTTAAACAAGGGACTACTAAGACACTACAAGGAACATGGTCTGACGTTTTAAGTGCTTTTTCAGTGTGGCATCACCTTTTTGATCGTACAGAAAACAATTCAATACATACATTAGTTAAGACGTTTATGCTTCATACAAATAATTTAGTTTTGGAATTTCCTACAGAGAAAGATCCAAAAGCAATGAAATGGACCAAAGGCGATCCTGGTTATACAAGACAAGTACTTGAAAACGCTATAATAGAAAATGGCTTTAAGTATAAAATAATAGACGAGTCAGATGTTCGCCCAACTTATTGGATTACAAAATTATGATTATAAAAACAGTTACAACATTTAATAACAATTTATATAATGAGTATGCTCATAGATTTATACAAACTTACAATTGGCCTTTTGAGTTAATTGTTTACAGTGAAGACAATGTACAGAATTTAGAAAGCATACAACACAATAACACTTTTACTCTCATACCACAATGTAAAGAGTTTGTTGAGAGAAACAGTAATAGAGAAGTACCAAATTTAAATTTAGATACTTTTAAATATGATGCTGTAAGATTTTGTTACAAGGTATATGTGTATACACACGAAATAATTAAACAAGCCAAGTTAGGCAATGTTGATGGTCTTATTTGTATAGATGCTGACAGTGTTTTTTATAATCCTATTGACGTAAATTGGATGAAACAGCATATCCATAGAGATGAAAGTATGATGACATATTTAGGCAGACCCAATTATAGTGAGTGTGGATACTTGTATTTTAATTTAAAACACCCTGAAGTGATAAACTATGCTCAAGCAGTACAAGATATGTACAACACTGATTCTTTATACAACGAAAAAGAGTTTCATGACAGTTGGATATGGGACGTAGTAAGAGTAAAGTTTGAAAATGAAAGAAATGTTAAAAACTATAATATAGGTGATGACCAAGTTGGTCATGTACAATGTAGAAGTGTGTTGGGCCAAGTGTATGATCATACAAAAGGTCCAAGAAGAAAGAAAGTAGGGCGAAGTGGAGAATTCAAAGGACAATAAAATGAATAATATATATGTAGGCTGGGACAGTAGAGAAGATATTGCTTATCAAGTTTGTGAGCATAGTATTCTTAATAGGTCTAAGTCTACAGAAGTAATTCCTTTAAAGCAAAAGCATTTAAGGGATAGTGGCATATACACAAGAGACGTAGATAAACTTGCTAGTACAGAGTTTACATTCACACGTTTCTTAATTCCTTTTTTAAACAATTATGAAGGTTGGGCTATATTCTGTGATTGTGATATGGTCTTTTTAGTAGATGCCGATGAAATTTTTAAACAAGCAGATCCTAAGTATGCTGTGATGTGTGCCCAACATGATTACGCTCCACCAGAAGGTGAGAAAATGGATGGGCAATTACAGTTGCAATATCCTAGGAAAAACTGGAGTTCTATGGTTTTGTTTAATTGTGGCCACCCTAGCAACAAAAAACTTACAAAAGAACTTGTAAATGATCCTAAGACTACAGGAAAGTTTTTACACAGGTTTAGTTGGCTTCAAGATGACGAAATAGGACAACTAAGCCATGAATATAATTGGTTAGTCGGTTGGTATAAAGAACCTAAAGATGGTACACCTAAAGTATTACACTACACAGAAGGCGGTCCTTGGTTTGATAATATGAGAAATTGTGAATATAGTGATGTATGGAAGAAAGAAGTTATAAACTTATATAGTAGCCAATGAAGATAATTATGGTAACAGGAGGGTTTGATCCCCTACACAGTGGACACATTGCCTATTTTAAGGCCGCAAAAGCCTTAGGTGATAAACTTGTTGTTGGTTTAAACTCTGATGAATGGTTAGAACGTAAAAAAGGCAAAGCATTTATGCCTTGGAATGAACGACTTGCTATCATAAACAATTTAGAAATGGTAGATGAAGTGTTTACGTTTATGGATGACGATAACACAGCAATAAATTTTATAAAACAGGTTAAAGCACACTATCCAATTACAGCATACGAGTTAATTTTTGCTAATGGTGGCGATAGAACTAAAGATAACATTCCAGAAATGGTATTTGATGATGTAGAATTTGTATTTGGTGTTGGTGGCGAAGATAAAAAGAACTCTAGCAGTTGGATATTAGAGGAATGGAAAGCACCAAAAGTAGAACGTAGTTGGGGGCATTATAGAAATTTGTATAAAGGTAAAAACTTTATGGTAAAAGAGTTAGTTATTAACCCTAACAGCAGTTTATCAATGCAAAGACACAAATATAGAAGTGAAACTTGGAATTTAGTTAGTGGCAATGCTCAAATATTAGCAAAATGGGGAACTGGTGATCCTTATGATGGTCCGGCTGTGTGGGAATTACATCCTAATAACCCTGTAGACATAGGCGTAGGCTATTGGCACAAAGGTAGAAACATTACAGATCATCCAGCACACATAATTGAAATATGGAAAGGGCCTACAGATAAATTAACAGAAGA